TGAAGCCACCAAAACGTTTAGCCATCTATCTAGTCCTTACTTATTGCCAAGCTGCATCCATACAGCACCAGCAATGAATGTTAAAAGTGCCACGGTTCCCCAGCGCACTGCAGCAGTCCAAATGCTATGCTTGGTCTCACGCCATGATGCCAACAGGTTACGGATTTCTTGGATGTCTTTAGCTGCAGTATCATCATGCAAGCCCAGCGCATGAAGAGCTTCACGTGCTCCACGTTTTGCTGCCCTGTCAAGCATAGCCTCAAGCTCTTCTGGTGTCAAGGTAGTGTTGCCCACTTGTCACACTCCTTATTAGTATATTCTAATGTAGCACTGAGGCTTTGTTACTTTTTTAAGATACAACACATGGTAGTCACTACTATCTGCTGCATCTGCTACTTCAGGATTACCTAACCAAGAAGACCTGCTTGCCGTAACCTCTGGTGAGTCTGCTTCTATTATGTTGCCTTCAGCATCATAGTAGTCTATAAGCAACCCCTTCTTACCCTTCTTCTTGTACACCTTCTTTACAAAAGGTTTACCTTCTTTATCAAAGTAGTAGCCTTCGATAGAAACATTAGCGTTACTAGAGCTTATATAAAGACGAAGCTTGTCTGTACCAATACTCTCAAGATCAACAAAGTAACGGCTAGTAGAGACGCTCTTAATAAGATCAGGTACGGTACCTACCATAGCTTCAAGAGCTTCAAGGCTAGGTGTTACAGCGCAAACAGTTTCTACACCATCTCTGTAACTAAAGATAACCTCTGTGATGTTTTCTAATACAGTTTCAGGCAGGGAACCCAAGGCTATATTATACGGGGCAAAAGCTTTACCTATAGACATAATACACCTCGTTATACTGTAACAGTAGCATTAGACGAAGTAGCGGCTTTAGTAACACCATTGCTAGTTACTACTGCGTATCCTTTTACGCCATTAGCACCGTCATATGTACTATCAACATATACGCCAGCATCACCTACGGTAATAGTAAGAGTTGTATTTGGTACAACCCAAAAGGTGTCAGCTATGTATGTACCTGCGTTACCGCCTATACCAGCGCAGCCGCCTGCGTCATATGTGCTACCACTGTCTCCACCACCGCCACCGCCGCCTGCTCCATAGTGATCTGTAGGAACAGCAGGGGCATCAGAGTTACGAGCGCCCCCTGTACCACCTGCACCATAGATAGTACCTTGACCGTCACCACCTACAGAACCTCTGGGTAAGCCAGCGTTTTCACCACCCTGACCGCCTGCCGCTGTTACGCTGACGCCTGTACCTGTTACAGTTGTTGTACCACCAGAACCACCATAAGTACCTCTATACTCTTCGCCTCCATCCTCATTACCAAACCCGCCAGCACCACCACCACCTATGGCAGTTACTTCTACGTAACGCTTAAGAGCAGAGTTATAGAAGTTAGAAAAGCTAATGGCACCTGCTTGTGGTACACTTATATTATTGCCACTCACAACTCTATCGTAGTTAGCTAAGCTACGATAATACTCTGAGAGACTTATAGGGCCGCTGCCTCCAAACTCACCTTCCAAATCAAGCAAGCTTATGGCACCACTGCTTTGCATCGTCATTACACTGTTCCATAACCTGTTACGTTTCCAGTAACCGTAAGGTTGCCACTTTCATCAAGCTTCATCTTTTTAACGCCATTTTTAGCAAAGTAAAGAACTCCTGCAGACTCGTAGATAGTCCAGTCACCCAAGTCTACCGTAGTGATATTAGCAGTGGTAACAGTAGCAGTAGGTACGGAAAGATAAGAGCTAATCGTAGCTGTAGCAGTATTTACCGCAGTGGAAGTAAGTGTGGATGCTGCAAATGCTTGGCTAGAAGATCCTGCTTTAGCTGCTTTACCGTCAAGCGTCGTCTGAAGGTTAGTAACATCAGAGATAATGTGCGTGTGTGTAGTATCAGCTTTACCATCAAGTGCTGCTTGCAAACCATCAACATTCGCAATGATATGGTTGTGGCTGTCGTCAGCAACAGATGCAACAATAGTAATGTTAGAACCGCCGTTAAACGTAGCAGAACCGGATACATCACCGCTAAGACCAATGGTACGTGCAGTTTGAAGAATGGTGGCAGTAGAAGCGTTCCCAGTCAAAGGCCCAACAAAAGAGCCTGCTACAAAAGTCTCGCTTCCTATAGTCCAGCGGTCATTGCCTTCATCCCAAAGCAGAGACTTGTCAGCAGAGGTGCCACGGTTGATCGTGATACCTGCGTTCTCCGTAGGAGCAGTAGTAAGGTCATTGTTAAGTACGATAAACGTATCACTGGTGCTAACAGTCTGCGTGTTAACAGTAGTAGTAGTACCCGTAACAGTAAGGTCGCCATCCACAAGGACAGAACCCGTAGCATGAAGGTCATGGAAGGTTACATCTGCAGTAGTTGCAACGTTCTGGCCGATGCTAATGTTAGCGGTAGCATTCTCTGCACCTACACCCGTAATCGTAACACCAGTACCACCAACAGCAGTAGCAATGTAGTTACCAGTAGTATCCGTGCCAAGAGCAACAGAGTTAGGTTGGATAGTAGCAGTCATAGACAGGTTGTTGCTGCCGTCGAATATACCAGATGCAACAACATCACCAGTCAAAGAAACAGAACGTGCAGTCTGCAGCTTAGAAGCAGTAGAAGCATTACCCGTAAGAGGGCCTTGGAAGTCAGTAGACGTAACGCTACCAGAAGATGTAACAGAACCAAACGTCACATTGCTAGTAGTGGCAACAGCCTGACCAATGCTGACAATAGGAGTATAGCCTTCGCCTGCAGCGCCAGTAACTGTTACACCAGTACCTGCAGCAACAGAACCTACGTAGTTACCAGTAGTGTCAACGCCAAGCGTTACAGAGTTAGGCTGAATAGTCGTGTTGATGGTGACGTTACCAAGGTTGGTCATAGAAGCAGAACCAGCTACGTCACCAGACAAAGAAATAATAGGATCTAGAACATCAAAGTTAAGCTTACCTGCAGCATATGATACAACAATACCGGACTCGGTATTAGTAGATACCATAGCCCCTACTACAGCTTGGGTAGCAGATGTGAAGTCTGTGATAGTGGACGTAGTATGGTTGTGGCTATTGTCAGCCACTGTGGTAGAAATAAACACATCAGCAGTACCGTCAATGCCAGATACAACACCAGATACACCGCCTGTAAGAGTGATACTGCGAGGCGTTTCCCATTCGATAGCAGAGGATGAAACGCCAGTAACATCGCCTACTAAGGAGCCAGTAACGTTACCAGTAAGATTACCTACAACATTACCAGTCAAATCCCCAGTAAACCCATCTGCAGCAGACACGGTACCAGCAAAGTAGCCGCTCTTAAAACGGTTAGCAGTAACGCCAAGGTCAATAGTGTTATGCGTCTTAGGAAGGACTGCAACAGCCGTAACAGTAACGTCTTGCCCTGGCCCTACCTTAGTGATAGGAGCGCCACCTGCAGACGTGCCATCATGGGTGTGACCCGTAGTGTTATTGAATGCAGCTTCAATAGCATTGAACTCGCCATCAAGAGCCACAGCATCAATGACGTTACCGTTGTCAATGTTGTTAGCTGTATCGTTTCGAGTGTAGCCCGTCATTACAGTATTCCTTACTGGCGATCATTCTGAGAGTATTCTAGGATTGCTGTATCCAAAGAGAACGAAGGGTTAATAGAGTTGTCCGAGAAGCGGAGTGAAATAGTCTTGCCTGAGCCTACAAGGTTGTTCTCATAGACACTATCAAGAACACCACCATAACGTGCTACACCATATACCGCAGCGGGAGAGCCATACGAGTAGATCGCATTGCCAGAGCTTTGAATGGTGTCCGTCTCAGGCTGGATTACAGTAAAGCCTCTGTCACGTTCAAAGTCATACTTGACGTTCAGGCTCATGGTCATGGAACCTTCAAGCTCAAGATACGTAGTCAGCTTGTAGAATGTCTTACGGGTACGAGGATCAGTCACTGCCATGAATGGGGATTCATAGATAGCTTCAATAGGCTGACCATCAAAGCTATAACCTACCTCCAACTCATACACGTAGCCATCTTCATTAGCAAACAGGATAGTCTCCATACTGGAGGTGTATTTGCTGTCTGCTACATAGGCTTTGATCCCAGAAGTAGTAGCCCAAGCAATATCCTCAGAACCCTGAGCGGAGAACTTAGTAGCGATCAACCCTTTAGCAACACGAGCTTGTTCAGACGGTACATAACCGAAGATACGATACTGTGCCTTCTTACGGATTACAATGGATGTGTAATTAACGGAGGTAGTAGTGAAGTCCACTACGTCTGCAGTAATAGGATCAGACGCAATGTCCAAACCAAAGTCACCGATACGATCAGTTGCACTCAAGAGGCGGATACCATCAGGTGCAAGATACATGATGTCACCACCCACTTCTTGAATGGTGTCTGCATCAAGGCAACCAATGCTGTCCGTAATAGGTTGCATCGTAAAGTCTGCAATAGAAGCGCCTACAATACGCTGGATCTTGTTACGGCTAAACACGATCAGTTGTTCACGGAATACGATAAGCCCCGTTACAGTATGCCCAACAGAAATAACACCGCCACCATTAGCAGCACTAAAGTCCGTGTCACTAAAAGGTGCAGTGAAGTAAAGCTTATCGCCTTTGGCGTAGAAGGTAGTACCTTTGAATACCGTCACAAAGGTTGCACCTTCAAGCTCAGCGGGCGCAGTTAGATACGTTACAGTGTTTGTAGTATCATTGAAGATAGCAGGGTAATTAGCACCATCTACGAAAGCAATCTTGTGAACCCCACTAAAGTTGTAGTCAACAAAGCGGCACTTGCTGCCAATGTAAGTAGCAGTAGCAAGAAGCGTCCAAGTAGAACCCATTGAGACGTATACTTTAGAAGCAATACCGTCACTACGAACAGCTAGTGCCTCATCCGGGTTAACCACTTTAACGCCTAGAACTGGCCCAGTACCAGGCACAACATCAGGGCTAAACTTCTGATAGCCATTGATACGACGATAGCCACCCTCTTTGGATGGCTCAAAGTTCTGCAGGGTAGTGGCAGACCCAACAGCATTCATACCCTGCTGCAAAGGGCTAAGGTTCGAGATGAGGCCACCTCGAAACTCAATAGGGAATGTCTGCCACGCTGTCGCCATTAGTACTTAACCCGTGTATCTCGAATGTATTCAGTGCGGTTGATGTTCAAGCTACGCATGTACTTGATACCATCAGAGAACTTAGCTTGCGACATGTTAGCTGCTTGCTCATTGCCACGGAACATGTATGCGTAATACATAGCTCCATCTACAATGACATGGCGGTAAGGTTCAGGGATGGTAGGAACATCGTCTGCGTTCTGAAGATCATACGAAGCTGTGTAGTATTCATACACAAACTCATAGTCTTTATCCGGGGTAGGCACTAGCAGGAACTCACGGCTCGGTGCTCGGACTACGTAGCGGGGCAGAGTTTGGTTCTGTTCACTAGAGTTATACTCACTATCGCTATACTTGTCAAGATATTCTTCATAG